CGTCCAATCCTAGCACCTGCACGTATGTTTACCTGGCGCCCAATATAAGTCCCAGCACCAACTTCTATGTTTTTGCTTAACATACTGCGAGGATCTATTAGTGTATAGCAGTCAAGTTTGTTATCATCAATGAATTTAATACGATTTAAGCGTAGTTGATATCCGCTGAGTACATCAGTTTCAATGTTACTGTTGCCATCCCAGAAACTGCCTACAAAAAACTTGGCATCACCAAACTTTTTAGGATTATCAACAAGATCTAACTCACTGCCCAAACAAGCCAGTCCGTTTAATTCTTCAACCCGGCCCGCATAATACTGATCAACAAAGCCCAATACCGGAATATTTAATTGTTCGCAGGTATCTGTAATAAAGTCCCAGGTCTGCCTAGCGCCTATTATTACCAATGGTTGATTAAAGTTTGACATATGGTTCCGTTTAACGTAAATATAGTTATGCTTACATTATACAGAACTATTAAAAATTCGTCAACATATTCACAGGTTTTATTTGTACAATCTGTCATGCACGCCCTAGTTATCGCAGGACTAATTGTTGCATTTGATTGGAGTTTGTTATTTTCTGGACTAGCCGTTAGTTGGTTATTATTCTGCGTTGGTGGTAGTGTGAGTCTACACCGTTGGACTTGTCATCGTAGCTTTGAACCAAAAAATCGTGTGATTAAATGGATATTGTTATGGTTGGGTGTACAATGCACCTTGGGTAGTGTACCTGGATTTGCCTCTGCACATCGACAACATCACGTACACAGCGACACTGATCAGGATCCGTTCAAACTGACTGATAATTTCTGGCACAATTTCAAATTGTTTTGGTATCATTTCCCTAAGATGAGTGCCAGCCCTAAGATGATCGTAGACATTCTCAGAGATGAGGACATGAGATTAAGTCATGACCACTATTGGAAGATATGGGCAGTATATCCTGCACTAGTTTTACTTCTAGGCGGTCCTGTGTATTTTGTTTATTTTGTTGCCTTACCAATAACTTATATGGTGTTAGGTATGAGTTGGGTAACTGTAATAGCACACAGCGGGCCAATAGATCCTGTTACCAACGATCGTAGTTGGGATAGTAGACTTTTTACAGTATTATTTGCTGGGGAAGGATTACATAACAGCCATCACGCACATCCAGGTCAGTGTGACTTCAATGCAACTAAATTTGATCCTACAGGATTAGTTATTAAATTTCTTAAACACTGATTGATCAGGCACACGCCCAATTAGTCGAATAAACCAATAACCAGTATCCCAATCACCCGGTTTCAAACTGTTAGTTGCTGCACCTGCACAACCATGATGATTGTTATGATTACCATCACATGGACAGAATATTGCCGCTACCTTGCTGTTGAAACTTTTATCATCAGTGTTGAAATTACGATAGCCAAATTTAGCCAACCAAGTATTGTGTGCCAAAACTGTGATATAACTAGTTGCTTGGAATCCATATACCACTGGCACAAAGTACAAATAACATACCGCTTTTATGCCAAATAATGACAATAAAACAATGTAAATGGCCACAATTTTGAAGTAATTCTTATGGAAAAATTTATGTATAGGATCTACACTAAGGTCTTTAACTATACGTGGATTAACATGATATGTTGGGAAGTAATAGAACCACAACTTGATACTGCGCCAGAACCCACCACCACTGGTATTTGGACTGTGTGGATCATCTAATTTATCGCTGGTTTGATGATGTTTACGATGTGTGCTAGACCAAGCAATACTACTGCCTAGACTCATAACTGTAGCATAGAACAACATCAGTATCTTAAATGCTACATGCTTTTCTTTGAAGTTACCGTGCGCACTGTATTTGTGTAAGCCACAACTAACCCCTACCAGAGTCATTAACCAACCAATGATAAAGAAGCTGATTAAAAATAAGGTTAGATCAAACTGATATGCTAGTGTGTAGACGAATCCCACATAGACAAATGCTTGTAATAGTTTTACTCTGGTATCTAGGCTTGGCATATTCATATTTATAATTGGTACTCCCAACGAGATTCGAACTCGTGTTACCTGCGTGAAAGGCGGGTGTCCTAGGCCTCTAGACGATGGGAGCAGTAATCTATTATTTTTCTTTTTTCTTAGGTCGTCCCCAGGCAGCCTGAGGACTTCCTTCTTCTACACCGCTGACTCCTCGGGCAATTTGTTGTACGACGCCACCATTTGCTAAAAACTTTTTCATAGCAAGATCTATTGCCTGTGATTCTTCTAACTCTTGTTGTTTGGTGTCTTTTGACATTTATTATTCCTATTGTTATTAATTCTTACTGGTCCGGCGTAAAGGAATCGAACCTCTATCTAGGGAGTAGAAATCCCCTGTTTTATCCATTAAACTAACACCGGACTGTTCTGGCTACGATGCACGGACTCGAACCGCGACCAAGGGTTTTGGAAACCCGTGTGCTACCATTAACACTACACCGTACCTGGTGCGCCTTGATAGAATTGAACTATCACTCCTCCGATTATGAGTCGGACGCTTTACCATTAAGCTAAAGGCGCAACTTAAAAATGGCGGAAACGGAGAGATTCGAACTCTCGAAACCTTTCGGTTTGCTTCGTTAGCAGTGAAGTGCCTTCGACCACTCGGCCACGTTTCCTTGTTCATTAGTATAGAGTTCTCGTGCTACAGTTGCAACCGTAGCATATGACCCATCGGAAGCTAGCTATCTAGAATTAGTCCGCATATATCATAATATTGATTGGCTGAGAACCCTATACTAATAATCCCGCTTACTCTATACGGGGACATTCCGGAATGTCAGCGACTCTTAAAAGTTAAGTCTACTTAATATCTCATTTGCGGCTTTTATACGTTTTGGGCTGTTTGCTAATCCCATAGCACGTAACGCAGGCGTTGCATACTTATGTATCCTTAACATTTCTTCTAACAACTCTAAATTTAATTCTCTTCTATTGATCTTAATATTCTTAGCTCTATATGTGTGCGTTTGACTGTGGCAATTAGGGCAAAGTATTCTTAAATTTTTTCTATTATTATTAAATGGATCACCATCTATGTGATCTATTTCTAAAGTTATAGGTTTGTCTTGCCAATCACTTATACCACACATTTCACATTTGTAATTACTTTCGTGCAATATCCTTTTCTTTAGAGCCTCTCGGCTCATTTCTTCATATGGTCTATCCCAGGATTTCTTTATCTTAGTTTCCTTAGCTCGACGTTGCATATCATCATAATCATATTTGCTTTTAGCTACTTCAAACTTGTCTCGTTTTTCTTGTGGTGTTAGGCTGTCGTTATACTTCTGCAAAGTTGCGCTGGTTTTTTCTCGTGATTCTTTACTAAACGTTCTACTGTTTCCACAACTCCTAGAGCAAAATTTCTTTTCACCCCATTTGCTATAGGCATCAAATTCTTTACCGCATTTTGTACATATTTTCATAATATTTGGTGCCGGCTGAGTGAATCGAACACTCTCTATCTTACGAAGCCTGATTACAAGTCAGGTGCAATCCCACTCTGCGCAAGCCGGCAATTTTTTACTTATGATTAATTATAACAGACTTTTGGAAAGATGTCAACTATTTACTGACGCGGAAACTTACCGTTCCTTTAACTGGGTTACTGGCACTACCTTTACTTTCTACGCTTACTACGCCATCAACTTTAGCTGGCCATAATACGTAGGTTTCAAGTGTGCCTTGCTTAGTACCTTGTGTATATATTTGGACAAAGTTTTCACTCAGGACTTCTAATACGCAGGCTTGGAAATTTTTAATAGCACCGGTATTGACAATCCGCATAACTTCTTTAATCGTAACGTAATGTAATACACCGCCTGGTGTTGTTTCGTCTGCCAGTTTGCGTTTGAATACAAAGCCATTAACAAATTTCTGCATCTTGGCTGGTAATGGTTTGCGTTCCCTGCGGCTGGCATTCACTGCATTTACTGTAGCCGTAATATCCCATGGTAACATTTTTATAAATTTTTCGTCGATAGCATTTGGATATTTTTGTGCTATATAATTCATTAAATAGAATGGTTGTTCGATAGCACCTGTGTTTTGACATAGCAAGATAAATTCTACAGCATCTTTGTATTGACGACGTTTTTTTAGCTCTTCTGGGATTTTAAGTCCGCTGATTGCTGGAGCTGCGCCGCCTGCTGATCCTTTGCTACTCATGTATATAGTATGACCCGTTTCACTGTCTTGGATAGCAAAGCTGTCTGCCAATGGAGTGTTACTTTTACTTGGAAAGTATAAGGTGCTTGTACCTAGATCATTACCGATGAATTTTAGGAATGCTTCGCGTTTAGGAAAATCTGCTGTTCCTTTGTACATAGCAAGGATACCTAAATACTCCCCAGCATAGTCTACTAGAGCACGCATCTGCGGGCTAGTGAGGCCTTCTGGAACTTTAGGATCTTTACCTGAATTAATTTGTTTAGCACAACTGATGATCGCTTGACCATATGTGCCTAATGCGTTTAACTGTTCACTGGTAGATATTTTGTTATACAAATCTTTTACCTTAAATGCGCCAGCACGTTGTAGGTCTTTAGCTGTGGCTAGGTTAATGTCTTTAATATCTGTAGTTTGGAATACCTGTGGTGGTTTAACTGGTAAGCCTTCTTTACCTGCGGTTTGGCTTACATCAACGTTTTGTCCTTGTGCTTGGGTAGGGCTACTTTGTCCCCCAAATTCGCCGGTTTTTACTAGTTTACTAGTGCTAATTAGTTCTTTACCGTCTGTACTACGCACCAACAGTTGACCTTTAGTATCAGGATCTAATAAGAACTTTTTTAATTCTGGAAGTTGTTTACGGTCAACAACAAAATCTCTACCATCTGTTGTTACAAAGGGACTTCCTGCCTGTACTTTATGTATAAAGGCAGCGATTCTACTTTGATATTTTTTAATCTCGCCTGTAGCAAGGTTGCCGGCTTCTATTAGGAATTCATTTGCACGCATGATGTAGTATTTATCTTTGTGTAGATTTCCAGCGTTTCAATAATTCACTGCTGGAATTTAGCTTAAAATCGCCACCTACACCAAATACAAATTCTACGTTGGGTTCTGACATTTCTGGAATATTTGTCGCTGTACGATCGCCGCCATTAGCAAAGACTATTTTACTGTTAGGATACATCATTTTAACATTACGTATGGCTTCTACCGCTGAATCATTATTGTCGTCAAATAATATACAATGATCTACCATACGAAGACTTTCAATGATTGTTACACGATCTTTGATGGGCATGAATGCCTGCCCTTTTTTGCGAATTAACCATGCATCACTGTTAACTCCAACTACCAGCATAGTTCCTAACTGCCTGGCGGCACGGAAGTATTCTATGTGTCCTGAGTGTAGTGGATCAAATCCACCTGTTACCAGAACCACTCTATTTAACATACCTACCTTTAGGAACTCGCATAACTCCGGTTGGAGTTAATAGATCAGTACCTTTGATTTTTGCTGTTGCTTGTTCAACAGTGGTCGTTGTACTCGCTTCAGATTTATTAAAAACACCATCTATAATAGGGTCGCCAGCTTCCATTGGAATTTCTGTTTGTTGTCTAATCCAATCAACAAAATAGTTTTCTTTATCTAACCAAGGGTATACAATTTCTTCTTGGCGTACATGTCCATTCTTTAATATAGAATTAACCACACTGTGATTTAATAATCCTGTGTCTATTAGATGTTCCCATTTGGTTTTAGCAGGGTCCATTGGAGCAATATTAGACTTATAAACAGCAATGTCAATCCATGGATCGTTATATTTCTTCAATAGGTATGCATCATTACAGTCAAATCCATTGACTGCTAGCATGTAAATTAAGTTAACGGGTGTGTAGTCAAAGAAACTTCCGCTATAACTTCTACTGTAGTATTTGTTATATTGAACCCCACTGTTTTGTTGTACGCTCAATACCAGCATGCCATTCACTGACATCTGATCGTTCCAAAACTTTAATGTTTCCAATGGATTTATACTGTAATGTAAACAGTCATGAGCAAACATTAAATCTATATTTGTAGGAAGGATATTAGGTTTGGTAAAGTCACGTTCAAGTTTAGTGATATTAATAAGGTCCGGAACTTGTGCTAGTTTTGACCCGTCAATGTCTACAGCAAAACATTTGTAGTTATATGGTTCCGGATTATCATCTCTACTTGCTAGAGTGGCCCACCACGTCATATCTTGGCCAGTACCGCAGCCCATGTCTGCGATTGTGCGTAGACTTTCTAAGAAACTATCATATTCTCTTAATTGTCCTAATACTGATTCTGAGTGACTAGCCAATTGATGCGTCCTCCATGCCTGCTGTACGTAAGCGTGTTACATGTCCTAACATGAAGTTCTTAGATTCTAAGCCTTTCATGATACCCAACCAACGATTACGCAGTAAGGCTACTTCGTTGATAATTGTTTCAAAGTCAATGACTTCATCTTCACCGTCTACGTATTTTTCTACATCACGACTTGTTAGGGCACGTTGATAGTTTTCTAAGTATTTCTTAAAGTGTTTAGTGCGTATCTTGCGTAGTTGAATATTTAGATAGTTGAGAACCGCTTCAATCTCTTGTAGTTGATTAAAGCGTCGTTCTGTAATACCGGGCAGGCCAGCAAGATTCTTTTCTATGTTACCATAGACCCCAACTTCTGTTTTAGCACTATCCAGTTCTTTTTCATAGTGATCTATGAAATCAGGAATACTGCCCAAACTTGCAACTACACGACTATACCACATTAATAGTCGTCACCGTCATCTTCTTCATCAGCGATCGCTTGATCTTCTTCATCGCCAAGATACTCCTTAACAGCACGACCTAGATAAGCATCAGTACCACCAAAGGTTTTAAGCTCACTTTCAGTGATGTTGTGATCTGCAGCAACACTGATCACGTGATCTGCGGCCGCTTGACGATCCTTAGGATTGATATACTCTTTACAAGTAAGCCAAACTTCACTGGCGATATCTAATTCAATGCTCATTCTGCTGTCTCCTCTTCTGTTTCTTCGACTACTTTTGATTCAGTACTTAGCAGATTTACATTAGAACTAAGTTCTTTCATAACCTTATCTAAGCAACCATCTTCATTGCGTTCCCAGGCTTTGCGGAATTGTTTAATAGTTGTTTTATCAGCAAATGTATAAACTAAACTATTGCCTTCTTTCTTAAGCAAGTTTTTAGCTTCTAACATGTCTGTTAATCCTGAGTAAGGACTCATACCTGTTTCATATGGAATCTCTACTTGGACTGATTCAAACGGTTTAGCGTAACGTGTTTTCATAATCTTACATGCCGCACGTATACCATTAACTGTTGTAGTCTTGTTGCCGTCTGCATCTGTTTTAAGTTTAAGTTTGCGCATAGCTACAACGATACTTGACGCATAGATAAAGCCTTGACCACCACTAATCTTATCATCTGGATCAAACATATCCTGGCTCGCATAAGTATGATTCGTACAAACCAATCCTAAGTTCAGTGTACCAAACATGTTTACGCAGTTACGTACAAGTGCTGTAAGTGCTTTAGGTTTACGACCCATATCGCCCTTCATTTCACCTGCTTCAAACTGGTTAACGTCTGTTGGAGTTAACATCATACCTAATGAATCTAATACGAATAGGACCTTTGGACGGTCTTCTTCTGGTAAGGTGCGATACTCTTTAACAAAGTCACTGATAACTTTGGCTACATCATCGATCATAGCCATGTTAAGTTTCAGTAATTTGTCTTCTGTGGTGTCTACACCAAGTGCGTGTAACCAAGCTTCATCAAGTGCGTTTTCTGTATCGATCAAGATAACATAAATGCCTTGTTCTTGTGCGTGTCTAACAATATTACCTGAACAGATAAATGATTTACCTGCGCCTGATTCTCCTGCAAATACAGTTACTTTACCCATTGGAATACCTCTTTCAAAGTTACCGGATAGTAAGTAGTTTAATGTGTAGTTGCCAGTGCTGATCCAATCTGTTGGATCGTTAAAGCCAATACCCAAGCCGTCAATGCTTTTGGTAATCGACTTTCTAAATTTTGATATATCGAATGGTTTTGCCATAATGTGTCCTCGTTGAAATAACTGGGTAGAACCTAGGCTCTACCCGTTACCTTTACTTATTAAGAAGTTTTTTGTCTATTACGAATCATCGCTAAGATGTCTTCAGCACGTGCTGTTCCACCTGCTGGAGGTGTTGCAACTGGTGCTGTAGGAGCCGCCGGTGCAGCCTCTGTAACTACTGGAGCAGCCACAGCCGGTGCAGTTTCAAATTCTTCATCTGCCACTGCTGGTGTTGCTGTTTGTGCTACAGGTGTAGCTGATTCAGCTGAGACGATTGTTACGCCTCTTGGTTTGTAATAGTTACCCCAACGTTCTGCATCATATGCTTGACCATCTACACTTGCTTCAAACATTTCTTTCATGACTTTAAGTTCAACTTCGCTAGGTTTCTTAGGTAAGAAATCTTTCAAGTTGTATAAGCCATGAGTTTCAATAGCTGCAGCTTCTTCTGCTGTTAATGCAGATTCTTTGCGTGACCATTTTGAAGTTGAGTAGTCAGCATAACCACCTTTTGATGTTTTAGTAACTGTAAAGTCTAAACCACCTTGGTAGTCTGTTGGTAAGTTTTCTAACTCTGGATCAAGTAATGCTGATTTGATCAAGTTAAAAATC